AAAGGGTCGAGATGCTGCAGCCTGAACCGGAACCTGAACCGGAACCAGATCTGCTCACCGGAGACGATCGAGCCGAACGGAATCTCGAAGTTGCCGAACAGCTCTCGCGTCTGCAGCGGAGCGAGAGAAGGGGGCGGCGAAACGTATTCAAAGTAGGCGACCCGATCACGTGGTACTCAACGGCGAGCGATCGTCGGATTGACGGTGAGGTGGTTTCCGTCAACGGTGACGGCACCCTTGATCTGCAGTTATATGATTATCCGGGAAGGCTGCTTGGACCGATGCGGGGAATCGAGTTATCCGAAGTCCTGCACAAGGCTTAACGAGATACAGCCACTAAAGACTACTTGGATCATAATCTTTCCAATCTTTAGATCCCATCGATTGATTGCATCCTGCGCAAATAGGTTTTAGGTTATTTAATTCGGTTGTTCCTTTATGTCTTTCAGAAATAATATGACCAGCATGCCATCCGTTTTTCTTTCCATGAATCATTATTTCATTACAGAATGAAATAGGACATTCATGACATTGTTGATTTCCATATTCCCTTCTCCATAGAGCTTCTCTTTTACGAGGTTCAATTCTATTTTTTTCTTTCTTCCTTTGGTGATAAGGTTCTTCCAAAGAAGGATTCTTTAACCATTGAATAAAATTACAATTTTTTAATGAAATAATAAAATTATCTTGGATTTTTTGTTGATCACATTTATAATAAGTATCAATATCTCCATTATCTAAACCAACTTGATATCTATTTCCATCATAAAATTTATCATTCATTTGTATAAGATTATCAAGACATTCTTGACCTGATGAATAATTTTCAAAATATTGTATAGTAATAAGAGAATCTCTCAGATCAGGGATTGTATAAATAGAATCATTCTTTTTACGTGAGAAATATTGATTAAAATTAGATTTTAATAATTCACAGAATTCATCAATTTTTATTTGTGATAAATTATCTTGATTGACATAAAATTCATTACCAATAGAATCTTTATTTACTGAATTAAATAATTCTCTCATATCATTTTCATTTGTACATGAATACCAACAAAAGATAAATTCATCATCTAAATTATATTCACTGTATCCCTTTTTAGCCATTTCTAAACGATGTTGACCATCCACTAAATACCATTTATTATTTAAAATACCAATAATTATACGATTTTTAAATCTCAAAAAATGAGGATAAGCAAGATATTCATCTATCATTGATTGTACTTTCTCGTCATCAATATCTCTCTGATTCGGTGATTTTTCAATCGCATTCAATTTAGGATTATTAAATACATCCTTAAACATAATCTTTGTTTCATAATATCCTATCATCTCCTTATTTTTACGACCCGGATATGGATTCTTAGGCATTTTATTATAATTTTATTATATTATAATAATAAATCTTTAAATATTATTATAATAATTTAAAAATTGAAAGTTATTTTCAAAATAAATTTTATCGTTTAGTTTTTCTTTTTTTCTTTCTTTTTGTTTGTTTTTTGTGTTGCGTTTTGATAGGAAATCTTATCATTGCATTATTTTTCCCGTCGGTATGATTACGATAAACTTCGGGTAATAAGATAAATCCATTTTTTTCGTAACAATGAATAGCGCTTTCATTTACATTGAACTGTTCGGTTCTTACTGTTAGATATAAGACATGTGTTTTACCGTATTTTTTAACGAATTCATTAATTAAACGACTACATAATCCTCTTCCTCTAAATTCTTGTTTCGTGGAGAATGTATGAAGATACATTGTTTTGTATTTATAATCTGATTTATAGGTATCTTCTTTGCCAAATCCACTTGTAACTATTTCATTATTTTCCTTAATAAATCCAATAACCGAATCTTGACTTACTGCGTTATCGACAACAGGTGATATATTTTCATGACCGAAAGAATCAGCTGATAAACGATCAATTGTATCAGATTGTCTATTTAGATCATTTTGTTTAAATTCTTGTGCGGACATTATAACCATTTTATAATCTATATAAAGATAATATATAAAATTATCTTAGATATGATTCATTATTCAGAAAAAGAGTTATATACAATTTATCAGAATGACCAATTTATTTCTGACTATAATGAATATAAAAAAGATAATCATAATTCAATACAATTAAAACAATTTATTGATTCAATTGAACTCAATAAGAAATATTTTAGATTAACTATGAATAAAAAAATGGGATATAAGAAACGATTTCAAAATCAAAATATTAGTGAAGATACTGTAACTATTAAAGAAATTACAAGTTTATTAAATAAACTTACTGATAAAAATATTGATTCAATACAAGATAAAATAAAGGATAAATTAGTTAATAAGAATTATTTAATTGAATTAATTATTGAGAATATTTTAGAGAAATGTATTATTCATGTATTGTATATTCCCATTTATATTGATTTAATAATGTATTTATATTCGGGAAATACAAAGATTAATTCTATTATTCAGGATAAATCTGATAAAATTTATGAAATAATTAACAAACCGATTGATAAATCAGATAAAAGTGAATATTTAATTATGTGTGATAAAAATAAACGATTGGATAAATTAATTGGTCATTCGATTCTTATTACTGAATTAGAAAAGAAGAAAATAGTCAAAGATAAAATACATCCTATTTTAGAAAATTTTATTTCAGTACTAGGAGAATGTAATGAAGATGATGAAAGATATAAATGCGTTCAATGTTTATACAATGTATTTAAATCTTATTATGGTGAATATATTTTACCGGAAGGATATATTCAGAAAATAAATAATTTAATTCAGAATGAAAAATCCATGAAAATTAAATTTAAAATGATGGATATTCTAGAAAGAAAATAATTATTGATTCCAATAAAAATAATATCCTGCTATATACATAGATATTTCAAATGCAATACCAATAGTTAATGTAATAAGGAAACATTTAGGATTTTTAATTTCAATATCATCTAAATTCATTTATGGTTCTTTTATCATAAATTTTTAAGTAATTCTTCATAAAATTGTCGGTTTGTTTTTTTCAGTTTATTTTTTCGTGGATGAATAAAGATATAATATTCATTTTTATTGAGAGATATATTCCCTGTTTTTGTTTTAATAGTTATTTTTTCTTTAGTTATTTTGATAATATTCCCTTGTTTATAGAGTTGTCCTGTTGATTTTTTAACGAATAATAAACGATCATTAAGAAATAATGTTTCTAAATCCTCTACATATTCATAATTTGTTAATTTCTTGACTGTTTTATTTGGTAAATAATGTAATAAAACTTTATGTTTATCGTTATAAATTTTCAATAAATTTTGTAACGGTTCAATAGACATTTAAAATTATATAATTATATAGTTTTAAATTAACAATGATAAAAGATATTTCAATCATAAGAGAGCATTTAATAGGTTATGCTGAAGTAGAAATGCCTTATGAATTTCCTATTAATTGTCATGTAAAATATATTACTTTTCTAAATAATGAAGAATCATTTAATGCGGGTGGTAAATTTTGTGATAAAGTAAATGATTTTATAATTTTAAAAAATGAAGGATCTCCATGGAGAGTTCCAATATGCAATAGAAATAAAATAGGGGAAATTATTTATAAAACAAGATTTTTTGTCCCCGAAGATACAAATACTACAATGCAAAGTGGTGGAGGTAAAGAAGAATCAAAAGAATTCAAAGAATTAAAAAATACTATCCACTATCAACAATCGATTATAGAGAAATTAACCGAACGAGTCAAAGAAGTTGAAGTTCAAAAACATGAATTATCAGAAACAATAGGACAATATGAAGAATTGTTACAACAAAATAGATTCAATATGAAAGAATTAGCTATTCAGTTAAGAGAAAAAACAAATAAATTAGAACATTATGAAGAATTAATACCAAAAATTTATAATAGTCGTTAACTTATGATTGTAATATCACAACCTATTAAATCACGATAACCAATTGGATCAATTGAATCACGACCTAAATATGTTATTGGTGTTACATAATGATATAACATTTTATCATCTTGAAAAATTAATTCATCTTCTTGTAACAAAGCAGAATAAATATGATTTTTATGATTATCATAAACTGAACTATACCCTCCACTAACATTGAAACGATTAAGGACACATGCCGAAATAATATAATTCGCTCCATCTTGATGAATACCTTCTTCTGAATTATGAGAGTTTATCCCTGGATAAACAATTTGTCTAACTTGATGAAGATCGATACTTAATTCTTGAATCGGATGATTTTTATTTGTTAACTGAGCAGCCATCGTTAAAAAATTATGAATAAATAAATGATAAGGATCTTCGATTAATTCGAAGATACGTTCTTCTCCTCTAGAATCGCTAACATTTTGTTTGAATTTATTATTTTCTGTATGATAAATACTAAATTTTTGATGATCTAAATTAATTAATCTATAATTTCCATATCTTCTTTGTCTTGTTTGATTATGTATATATGGATCATAAGGTAAATTATCATATGATTTCTTAAATTTATCTTTAACAAACATAGGGAATTTTAATTCTTTTAAACTTGTTTTCATAAAGGGATAATACATAAATCGTGATACATTGAATGACATTATTTATAGTAATTCATTTCTTTTTTTTAAATTATGATAAGATAATTTTAAGGATTATTTCCATATTGGGATTCAAAACCAGCTAAATGAGAATCATCTTCATGATGTAATGGTCTTTCAGATTTTATTTTAAGAAACATTTCTTTGATATCATTTTCATACAAGATTGTATTTTCAATAAATTTAGGATTCCCATAAAAATAATATGGATTTCTTAAATCATGAGAATCTTTTCTTTTTTCTTCTTCATAAATTACAGATATATCTTCTTCAGGGAATGCTCCAGGTATTAATCTGAATTGCGAATCAATATCAGTATCAAATGAAAATGAATTATTTTCTATAATATTTCCATCTTTATCTTTGACAATATTATCTTCACAAATAGGAGCATGATAAAAATGATCGTATGTTCTTATTTTATTAACATCCATAAATGCGGAAAAAGTCCCGTTTAATGGTTTTCTTACCTGATTTTGTTTCACTCTGTAATTACTATTTGGATATTGCATAAAAGGATAATCTTCACCCTCTGTAAAAACTTGTTGGCGACATGCATAAAATTGTTTATCATCAGGTTCATCTGGTAAAACTTCATTTTTTTCATAAATATTCTCATAATTTTCCTTATTGAAATTACATAGGAGAATAATAAAAATAAAAAATATAAATAATAATTGATAAGTTTTCATATAATATATACTACAAAAGAATTCTAAATGATATATTTAATCCCCCGTACTACCAAATCCACCAGAACCTCTATCCGTAACAGATAGTTCATTCACCAAATATAATTCAATCGCCTCTAAATATCTACCCGTAATCTGAAATAATCTCTGTCCTCGTTTAACTTCATAAGGTTCATCCGAAATATTATCCACAGCAGCCATAATATTACCACGATATCCTGAATCAATTATACCAACTGAATTAGCAAGTCTCAAAGGAGTCTTCGAAATAGATGAACGGCAATGAAGATAATAACATACATTTTTACCTGAATCAGAATCAGAAATAGCTTCACATTGGATACCCAAATCAATCATTTTCATCTTCCTTGGCTCAATAACCATATCTTCAGGACAATACAAATCTAATCCAGCATCCCCACGATCAATCCTGTTATTATTTGATGTCTCAAGAGCATCATCGTGATACATTGATTTAATATCATCGGTAAGTGGTTTCAAATATAATTTCATTTTAAAATACTTTACTTGTAATCTTTTAAATAAGAATCAAATTTTTAGTTTATCAAATTTTTAGTTTATCAAATTTTTAGTTTATCACACTGTCAGTATTAATTTACTCCGTTATCAATAAATTAATCTTCATTGGTGATTCAATTGACTCAATAAAAAAGATCGATAAGATTAACCATAACCTCACCCTCCACCTCTCGGACCTCTCTGAGCTACGGTGTTACCCCCTCCCCCCATCATTCATGATCCACCAGAAAATTTCTTTTTATTCTTTCTTTTTTTAGGGAGATGACGTTTCATAGTTTTACGAGTTCTTATTTTCTTCGCACGAGGATTTTTTTTAATCTTTCTAGATCTTTTTTTACGTTGAACCATAATTTTATAATAAATAGTAGATAATTAATTTAGATTATATTTTCACGACATAATGGACAACTATTATTTTTATTCAACCATAATTTTATACAATTCTCATGAAATTTATGATCGCATGATAAAATAATAACAGCATTTTGTTTGCGAAAAGGCTCTAAACAGATTGTACAATCATTTAATAAATTATTTTTTGATACAATTATTTTATTCTTAAATAATTTCTTTTTACGTCTTCTCTTTTTATAATCTTCTTTAATTACATCGAATACAGTACATGCTATTTTACATGAGGGTATAATTAAACATAATATAAATAAATATCCTATAGTTTCAGTGATATAAATATCTGTTATAGTTGTATTGTATAGATAATCATAATCAGAATGTTTTTCAATTGGTTCCATAGATATTATATACTAATCTTTTATTTAAGTTTCTATATTCGGAGATAAACATAATTTAATATGACCTAAATTAGCAACATCATATCTAATAACTAAAGGATAATCATTCTTAATATACATATGAATTAAATTACATAGATTTGTACATTTTGTAAATAAAAGGAGATATTTTAATGAAAAAATACCTTGAATTGGCATTTCTGGCCCAGAAGATTTAGAAAAACTTAACCCATTCTGAGTTTCAGATAAAATCGTTTCTTGATTCGCAAAATCTCCATCACAATTTAGAATTAATGTAGATCCTACACTCTTAATTTCAATATTTTCACCGATATTTGTCATATCTCTAATAATTTTCTGAAAATCTGAAGATGGTAAAGTTAATTCTGTCTCAAATTTAGCAGGTGGAATAGCAATTTCATCGTCAGAAATATCCAATAGATTTAACTGAAATGTTGTCTGAGAATTTTTCTCAACATTATTAATTCTTATTCCTAACCGATTCGGATTATCTTTAAGAATAAATAATGTTAATGTATCATTATTACTCATTGCCTTAATAAGTTTAAACATATTCATCATATTAATTCCGATAACCGTTTTCTTTTCACAAAAGAAAAATTCAAAGTTTTCAGCTGATAATTTCATGTGAATTAAAACAATTTGAGAATTATCAGTCGCAATTAACTTAATACCCGTTGGATCAATAATAATATTTGTATCCGTTAAAATTTCTTTTAAGGATTCAATTAAAACTCTGAAAGCACCTGATTGAACTGTTTTTACATTAAAAATATATTTAGAAGTATCTTCGCTCATATTTTATGATACATACTGAAAATATTCTTTAAATATAAACTAATGTTTCTTTTTCCTTTTCATTCTTTTTGATCTTCTTTTCTTTTTGCTTTTTGTTCCTCTTAATTTTCTTTTCTTTTTAAGAGATGCATTTTTAAGGGCGATATCAGACTGCAACTTGGATAGTGGCGGCGGCGTCCTTCGTGTAGGTGATGATACAGGGAGTAGTGTCGGGGGCGTCCTTCGTGTAGGTGATGATACAGGGGATACTGGTTCAGGAGAAGGGGATTTACCGCCCCTAGATTTAGATGAAGGGCGGGGGGTGCGGGCGGAAATTTTTCTAGATCGGACCGATCTCCTTTGGAGGGATTTATGAACTTGCTGACTTGCATGAATAATCTGTTTAATAATATCTTCTTTTAATCCTTTGTTTCGCCTGCTGGTACATTTAATATTACATTTAGCCCGTTTATCCTCATGTTTTTTTTCTATTTCAACGAGCCCCAAGCCTAATTCTTTTGCGAGTATTTTTAATTGCTTAATTGGTAATTGTTCTAACTCTTTCCATTTTTCGCGATGTTCTTCGAGAATTTCTAAACTGTCATCATCCCATTGATCCGAAATGACTTTCGTTTTCATTTTATATATATATATATATTTAAAAATTATTTATTGAATAATAAAAGAATTGAATGGAAGAAGCTTGTTATATTCTTAAGGAATATTTAAATTATCATAATGAAACAATTCAAAAATATGGTGAAAATTCCGTTGTATTAATGCAAGTCGGTGGATTTTATGAAATTTATGCGGTAATTAATGAAATTATTCATGTTGGTGCTGATTTACATACATTAGCTGATATTTTAGGAATTCAAATCGCACGACGAAATAAAAATATTACTGAAATAACTTATGATAATTTCCTAATGGCAGGATTTCCAGAACACGCTTTGCCTAAATTTCAAAAAATATTATTGAATCATAATTATACAATCGCTTTAGTAAATCAAGTTACTGAACCTCCTAATCCTGAAAGAAAAATTACAGACATAATTAGTCCTGGAACAGTAATTGAAAATTATAATAATGCGGATATGAATGTATTAGTATCAGTTTATATTAATGTATATCCTCAGCAATATGATAAAAAAATATATATTGTAGGATTATCTGCGATTGATGTTTCAACTGGTCAAAACTATGTTCATAGGATTCAATCTTCATTAACGGATGAATCTATGTGGTCAGATGAATTATTTCGTTTACTTCATTATTATTCTCCAAAAGAAACATTATTTCATTGTGATGAAGAGTTTGAATTACTAAAAGATGAAATTTGTAATCAATGGATAATTGATGATAAAACATTGCATATTCATTTATATAAGAATCCTCAATTTAAAAAACAATCTTTCCAGAATGAATTTTTGAAACAAATATTTACGGATGGAGGAATATTAACACCTATAGAATATTTAGGTTTTGAAAGAGATCCTGAGATTACTTTATCGTATATTTACATGTTACAATTTATTCATGAACATAAAATAGAAAATTTACATGGATTAAATAAGCCGATATTTAAGGGAGATGAAAAATATTTATTATTGAGTCATAATTGTATTTATCAGTTATATTTAATTGCGAATAAAGAACATTCTTCAGAAAAATATAATTCATTAATGAAAATTCTTAATAAATGTGATACAGCTATAGGTCGTAGATTATGTAAACAACGATTATTGTATCCTATTTTAGATTCAAATAAATTAAAACATCGTTATGAAATGATATCTAAATTTCAGAGTATTTATAATGAAGATGAAGAGACAGAATATATTTATGATTTATTGAAACCCAATCTTCGTAAGATATTGGATATTGAGAAACTTCATCGTAAGATGAATTTAAAATTATTAACTCCATATGAATTTTATACATTACATACTTCATATATTTATTTGAATAGAATAACAGATTTATTAAATCAGTCCTTACCTGAAGTTATATCTGAATATAAGGAAACAATTAATGAACTAGATAATTTTAAGAATGAATATACTACTATCTTTGATTTGAATGAATTAGAGAAATATTCTTTAGTAAATATGACAACGTCTATTTTTAATAAGGGGATTTATCCTGAAATCGATGAATTACATGAAAATATTATTACAGCAAAAGATAAAATAAAAATCCTTAGTGATAAATTAAGTATCTATGTGGATAAGAAAAAACAAAATGTGATTAAAATTGAATACAATGATAAATATGGTTATCATTTATACATTACAGAAAATAGAGCTAAAAATTTTAAGAAAGCGATTCAAAATTTAACGAATACTCTTATCAAGATAGATGAAATTAATTTTTCTTTTGATTTGAAAGATATTCAATTTATGAAGCGAGGTTCAAATGTGCATATAGAATTCCCTTATTTAAATCTATTGTCAAATAATTTAATTTCGTGGCAACAGAAAATAAAGAGTTATAATAATTCTAAATATTTAGAGGTCATTACAAATTTTCATAAACACTATCATCAATTATTTGATCGTTTAGTTCAATTGGTAGGTTTTATTGATTTAAATTGTACTTTAGCGAAATTATCAATTGAGAATATTTATACAAAACCCGAAATAATAGAATCTGAAACAAGTTTTTTTGATGCGAAAGATATACGTCATCCAATTGTTGAAAAAGTTCAAACAGAAATTGAATATATACCGAATGATATATCATTATCCGAAAAAGGTATCCTTTTATTCGGAACAAACGCATGCGGGAAATCAACTTTGATGAAATCAATCGGATTAACTATTATTATGGCTCAGGCAGGATTCTTTGTTCCATGTTCAGAATTTAAATTTTCACCTTATACACAAATATTTACAAGAATATTAAACAATGATAATATTTTCA